AGGGTTTGCAGGGTATATATTTTATTTTTTTTTTTTTTTTTTTTTTTTTTTTAAATAATAAAATAAATAATATACCCTGCAAACCCTACACACCCTACACAAAAGTGGCCTTTTAGGCCAATATACCCCCCTACCTTTGGAACAGGGGCGCAAACCCCTTGGACCATGGGTAATTAGGGGTAGACATGGGAATCGACGCACGAACTCCCATCCCTACCACTGCCGGATGGCAGTTAGCACGGTTTATCAGCCCGGGGGATGAGGTTTTTGATTACAAGGGCCTGCCAGTCAAAGTTGTTTCTGTTCAGGAGTACACGCCGGTGGTGTGTCATAAGATCTGGACCAAGGACGGCCTGACGTTGGTAGTGGATAGCCGCACCGGCATTCCGGTGTACGACAGCAAGTCGTTTGCCATTTTAAAGGCTTGGAGCCGCACGCACCCTACACATCAGGATTACAAGATCCCCATCTACGCGCCACAGAACCTAGCCACCAAAGAGACGGGGTGGTGTAGGATGCCAACGTGCTACCCGATCAGGCCCGAAGCCAAGCCGTTACCTTTGCACCCGTACGATATGGGGATGTGGATAGGCGACCCGCACAGAGACAAACGCACCCAGATCACTTCCAAGCTGATTGAGGCGTACGGCAAAATACCAGACTACATTCCAGAAGAGTACCTGTTCGCATCGTTTGAGCAACGCTTGGCTATACTCCGGGGGGTATGCGCGTCAAGGCCAAAGTGCCACAGCCGCATCTCGGCCAAGTTCAGGTTCAACATTAAGAGTTTCCGGCTATTCAGGTCAATTCACAATTTGACGGAAAGCTTGGGGATCAGAACAGAGATAGCAGAACACAAACTGCAGTACTACATGATGTTCAGGACAAACCTGATGCTGGTCGAGAACCAGACCCCAATAAGGCGCCCTCAGTACGAGGAGATGCGCAGGGTCACGGAGGTTACCAAAGTAGACATTCGGCCCTGTGTGCACATCAAGACTGCCGACCCCAACAACACGTTCCTAGTAAGCGAGGGGTACCTGACAGTATGCCTATGAATGACACACAACAAAAACTGCTCAAGGCCTTTGCAGACCAAAACAAGGGATGGCCCAAGGAGCAACTGGACTTGGCTCTGTGGCGTGTGAGGTGGGAGCTAACGGCCCTGCCGCACCAGAGGGAGCCGGAGGACGGGGAGTATGATACGTTCTTGCTTTTGGCCGGGCGAGGCTCGGGCAAGACACACACGGCGTCCAACTGGCTGGGACTCAGAGCCGCGATATTTGACAAGACCCGCTGGTTGGTGACAGCGCCAACATCCAACGACATCAGGGCAACGTGCTTTGAGGGTGACTCAGGCTTGCTGAACATCATCCCCTCGTCGCTGATCAAGGACTACAACAAGTCGCTGTTTGAGTTGACGCTAAAGAACGGGAGCATGATCCGCGGCATCCCGGCGTCTGAGCCAGAGCGCTTCCGGGGTACACAGTGGCACGGCATGTGGGCGGACGAGCTGTGCGCGTTCGAGTACATTGACGACGCGTACGACCAGATTCAGTTCACGTTGCGACTGACAGACCCGCGCATAAGCAGGGTGCAGTCGATCATCACCACCACGCCAAAACCACTGGAACTTATCACGGACCTGAACGAGGGCAAGGTGGGCGGCGACGTGTACGTGTCGCGCGCATCGAGTTATGATAACAGGGCAAACCTCTCAAGTACGTTTTTTAAACAACTAGAAGCATATGAGGGCACGGACTTAGGCAAGCAGGAGATCTACGGCGAGATCTTGGACCCAGAGAACGCGGGTATTGTCAAGCGCAAGTGGTTCAAGAACTGGCCGGCTCACATGCCAACACCCACACTGGAGTACGTGCTGGTGTCGTATGACCCAGCCACGTCAGAGAAGACACACAACGACCCGACAGCGTGTGTTGCGCTGGGTGTGTTCGACAGGGAGGACCATGGCACGTGTTGCATTTTGCTGGACGCGTGGGACGAACACCTGTCGTACCCTGAGTTAAGGCGCAAGGTCAAGGACGACTACAAGGAGGTGGTGTACGGCGCGGACAACACCTTTGCCAAGGGTAAGAAAACTGACCTGATTTTGATGGAAGATAAGTCGGCGGGTATCTCTTTGATCCAAGAGTTGCAAGCAGGTCACCTGCCGGTGAGGTCCTACAACCCCGGAAAGGCGGACAAGGTGCAGAGGATGAACATTGTGGCGCCGCTAATTGCCAAGGGTAAGGTGTTTATCCCCGAAGACCCTGAAAACCCGGGCGAGGTAGCCCCGTGGGCCAAACGTTTCATCAGGCAGGTGTGCTCTTTTCCCGAAGCGAAGGGCCATGATGACTACGTTGACGCACTTTCACAGGCCTTGAGGGTCCTGAGAGACTCAGGGTGGCTCCAACTGGACCCTTTACCACCAAGAAATTACGAGCACGCAGACGATATTGCCAAAAACAGGGTGTACAACCCCTATGCCGCGTGATTTTTGGGCATAAATAGTCGGATTTATGGGTGATTCGTTATAGAAGGCCCCAATAATTTCAAAAACATGATCAATCCAATCAAAACCCCCACACAGATGATGTACGAACAGGCTAACCTGCCGCATTACGGTAAGGGCGGCGACGTTGTTGGTCAGTTTGCAAGCCGAATTCAAGACGCAATTCGCAAATACACAAAGGCCGTGGGTAAACCCCCATCTCCTGAAGAGGTGAAGCAGTTAGAAGACCACATCCGGTCCCTGTCTTCACCCACAGGCAACGCGCCACAAACAATGGCACGTACACAACAGCAAACACCATTTGCGAACCAGCTTGTGGACCAAAGTGGTCGTCCCTATTCGGCGGTGACAACACCAGAGGGCCGCACAATCACGCCAGAGCGTGCTAAAGGTCTGGCAACACGCGAGTCAGTGGGCCCGTACCAAGATCTGCCAAGTCAGTTTGGTATGACTCCCGCAAACATGAAGGCACGCGCGTACCCTAAGGGTCAGTTTCAGAATGCGTTTCCTGAAGACGAGTTTATGTCAATGGCCAACACTGGCCGCACAGGTAACCGCACATGGAACAAGTCATACACACCCTCAACAGAAGAGTTGGCAACGCGCCAGCAGTTGGGTGAAGAGGCATTAACAGGCGTTGGTGACGACGCAATGGGCGGTCTTGATATGTTGCGCAAGACTGAGGGTGACATTCCGCAGATGACCAGCGCGAGTGAGCCGTTTGCCACACGTGCGGCGTCTATGGAAGCACCGGGCCTTGACAAATTGACAGACGAGATGTTGATGGGCAAGCACGGTGCCTTGGTGGACAAAGTGGTTGCGGACTTCAAGGCCCGCGGCATTGAGCCAGACCAAGAGGACATTGTGAACGCGATCAACGCGATGATCAACCCCATGAGGCACAACTACACCGGCATGAACCCAATTGGTCAGCGTCCGGTTCAGCGTCCGGGTCCTGCAAGCGCAGAGATGAACTCATGGCGTGATGAGGCCCGCATGTCTGGGTTGCCTGAGGACGTGGTGTCTCAGAACCCGTCGCACTGGAACGCGAAGCACCAGCGTGATTATTTGACAGACACAGCGCCAGAACAGCGCGCGCCGTTTGCCAGAGACTGGCAGATGGAAGAACTGGTGGACAAACGTCGCCGTCAGGTTCAGGGCAAGGCAGAGGGTGGTATGATGTACTCTCCCCGCGACATGCAGGCCGAGATGATGGTCCGTGGCTATGCAGGCGGCGGTCAAACACAAGGCCCCACATTGGAAGAATTGACAAACTACATTCGCAATGGTGGTAGCGCCATGGACAACTCGGCCGACGAAATGATGATGCGCGCGTATGAACGCGGTCAGCCTTCAGCCAGCGAGTACAAACCCTCACCCAAAGAACGCATCTCTTCACTAGGCCAAGACTTTTTAGAAAAATCAGGTATGGGTCGTTACAAGGCACGTAAAATGGCGGACACTGTAATTGGTGGACCTAGTAGCAATTTACCCGGCGGTTTTGGTTTAGCCGATATTGCAACACTTAACCCCGCTGGCGCGATGGCGTTTTCGCCAATGTACGCGGCAGAAACAGGACACTACATTGGAAAAGGCGAACCAGTTAGCGCTGGTATGAGTGCACTGGGTATGTTACCCATGGCCGGCCCAATCCGTAAAGCATACAGAGGCTTTAACCAATAATGCAACCAACAATCCCACTCCAACAGGGCGCTAATCTGTCCGCGTTGTCGTACGCAGAAAATGAAACGACAAAAAAGGTAGACTCTGATCAAGAGATCGAAGATCTGGCCAACGCGCTGGGTCTTGACCCTGATGAGGTAGAGCCAGAGGTTATTGAGTTGGAAGACGGCTCCGTTGTGGTAAACATGATGGAGACAGAAAAGCCGTCAGAGAACCCAGAGTTCTACGCTAACTTGGCCGAAGAGTTGGATGATGGCACGCTGGACGCGCTTGCGTTCGAGTACCTTGACTTGATTGACGTGGACCGTGAGTCTCGCAAACAGCGCGACAAGCAGTACGAAGAGGGCA